AGACAATGAGCCGACCCATCTTATCTGTCCACGGATTCGCAATCGTGTGACGCACATCCCACTCAGCAGTCACATCACCAAAATCAATTCCCGCTCCATAGACAGGCACCTGATAGCCAGCATCCGGCCCTCGTCCAAAGGCCAGATGTAGGGAACCATGATTCGCCTGTGTACCACTAAGGTACGTAGACTTCCATGCAAGGTTGCCGTTCTGTGGGTCCGTTGCTCGCCCAAATCGTCCGCCTGCGCTATCCACCTCGAAGTAGGAAGCGGAGCGATCTACCTGAGCATCATCTGACCAAATGGTTTGCACGCTGCTCATCAACGCATGGAAGCTAACCGTGTGCGATCCTGAGCCCGTGATAGACAGGTTCGTGAAGATTGCTCGGCCATTAGCATCTGTTGCTATTTGCTTCGTTCCACCCAGCGATCCTGTGCCAGCGGATAGATAGGCTGTGACAAGAATGCCAGACTCAAGCACGTTGGCACTCGCGGCATCCCGAAGACGGACTACTGGCTGTGTTGCAAAGACGACACCACTATTAGGGGTTGCCGCCAAGACCGGCTGCGTTACAATCGCGAGCTTCGTCGCCCCCACTGTAGGCGGCGTCGTTGACATCGTGGCCGCGCTCGTCGTTGACGCAAGATTCATGGGAGCAAAAACGGTAATCGTTGCTGTGCCAAGCGAGACAAAAGTTACGAGTCCCGTGTTACTAACAGTGGCTATCGCTGGATTGCTCGTCGCCCATGTTACCGGCCCAGCATATACTGCGCCGAATTGATCGAAGACGGTCGCGACAAGCTGCTGCGTTCCACTATCAACAATAGTGAAAGAGCTTGGTGTGACAGAGATCGTTGTTGGAACAGGCGAGTTCGCAGGAGGACGAGGATCAAACTTGTCTCCGCTCCCGTGTTTCCCTCTATGAAACCACTTCTTAATCGCCATGAAGAATTTTCGCCAGTTCATTAAGAGGTGGGGCAGCTTGCTGCAATAGCTACGAGGAAGAGCACGACGATGACTACCGCAACGACCTTGGGGTGATTCGTGAGAATCTCGCCAATCGCTGCAAGCATGGGAACCTTGGGGATGAGCGTCGGCTTGTTCGGGGCTTCACCCGGACCTGTCTTCCTGCCACCATCATCTGTACCTTTTTCCTTCGCCATTAGAATCCCTCGGGGAGAGTAGGAAAACCACCGTCTTCGGTGATGAGTTCAAATACTTCAGGGTCCTGATTGTGTGCGGGACCCACCGGCTCTGGAGCCAAGGGGTCGTCGTCCAACGCGAAGCACAACACCAGCGAGTCCGCAAAGTCCGGCGAGGCAATGCCCCGCTTGAGCAGATCTTCCTTCGTGTCGATCTTGATGCGCCCCGAGGAGGTGATCTCGTACTCAGGGGCGATCAGGTCGCTTACCAGTTGATCCGTGTACTCGTAGATCTTGGGTACCCACAGCGCCTGTCGTTCTAGCCGCTGTCGGATGGCCCACCACATCTCAGTTCGTCGGTTGCTAAAAGAGGATGGGGTGAATGCCCGGTGGCCCCCGTTGTAGGCAACCACAGGTGCATTGAGCTGAAGGAGTCGATCCACCACTCCTGCCCCAATGCCCGAAGCATCAACGACCAGCGCTTGGAGTTCGTTCTCTTCAATGAGCGCCAATCCTCGATCAGCGGTCTCCATGAGCGAGAGGTGCGACCATGCTTGAATGCGTTCGATACCGTTGCCGAGCCGTTGCGTGTAGACACACCGATTGTCTCCATAGCGCGCCACATCGAGGCCCCCAATCCGCTGCACCCGTTCCTCGGATGCCAGCTTGATCGCCGCGAGGCGCTCCTCTTCGTTGATGGCGCGCTCGATCCACGCGAGAGGAATGACGCCCTTCACGGAGATGCGCGGGAATTCCCCCAGCACACGCGAGAACCAGAACGGATGTTCCTTCCCCCACGTCCGTTCCTTCTCCGCGATCCACTCTCGGCTGACTGCTCCCGGTATGACGGTCGTTCCGGTCAGTACATTAGGATGCGTCATGCACGAAATGTGGATCTTCTCCCACGGACTCTCCGGCTTGAACGCTTCATAGAAGGTGCCGGAGGTCAGGGTCGGATTGCCGATCATCAGGATACAGTTCTCGGGGTCTGTTGCCAGCGTCCCGATCTCCATATGTACCTGCTCACTCACACCCGTCGCTTCGTCTACGACGACGAGCAGGCGTGGGTGATGTCGGCCCTGAAATGCGCTGGGCTTGTTCGTCGAGAGCCCCACCGCGTACCAATCGTTCGCGATGCGTAGCTCGGTCTGCACACATCGTCCCGGCAAGGGGACGAGGGCATTTGCGTGACGCTGGTTGATCTCGCGCCACAGGACATCGGCTACGTGCTCCCATGTCGGAGCGGTACTAACAATGAGTCCCCGGCGACAGTACAACCACCATAGAATTGCAATCGCTGCGAGGACCGTCTTTCCTACGGAATGCCCTGATCGCACGGCTACCCGTGGCTTAGTGGTCAGGGCCAGCAACACTCGTTGCTGATCTGGTGTGAGCGTCACCCCGAGGCAATCTGTGGAGAATCCGAGGGGATCATGCTCATAGCGGGAGAACCGATTCGGGTCCGTGGCGAGTTCTGCGGCCTTGTCCAGAATCAGTTGTACAGCTTCGTTGGCGGGCATTACTTCATCTTGTCCTTCTTCTTCATCTCCTTCTTCTTCATCGTCGGCATACGGTCGATCATCTCTTTTGCACTCGCATGCCCGAGCGCCTTCTTTGCCGCATCGCCAAGACGGAATAGCGTCACATTGTCCCGTTGCGCCTGCACGTCTGCGCCCTTTTTCGCCCTGTTCCATGCTCCGGCGGCAGTCACAGGGGGATGCTTGGGCTTATTCTTCTCCTTCTCGTACCGATTCTGCTCACGGCGTTCGGCAATCTCTCGCCGCATATTCTCCCGCTCGCGCTCTTCCTTGGTCCCGTAATTGAGGCCCTTGCGCTTGTCCTGCTTCGGCTCAGGCCCCACGCGCTGTTCAAACGTCAGCTTATTCTTCATCGGATATGATCTCAAAGTCAGAGTCAGGAGGGATGGGGGAAAGGGGCTTCGGTGCCGCAAGCGGCACCTCAGTCGTCCCTGTCATCAGCGACTTCAGCACGTCGGGTTCCTTGTCCAGCCAGTCCCGCACACCGGGATCACGGAGCGCCGTCGCCAGCGCATTGTCCATGTTCCCCGTCAAGGTCAGGTTCTTGTTCTCGGTCGCCTGCACCGGAGCCCCGCGCTTCCCGCTGCGGTTCAGGAACTCAATCGCGGCCTGTAGTCGCGTCTTGTAATCCACGTTGCCCTTGTAATCCACGGCTCCCTGCATCACAGAAAGCGCCGTCGAAACGGCGATCTCTTCGCCATAGATCAGGTAGTCCTGCATGGCCGCGTCGTGGTTGGCGACAGTCCGCTCTACCTCATTGGCAAAGGACGGGTCCTCCAACCAAGTGCGTATCTGCTTGCTAGAGACACGCAACAGCTTTGCGATCTCAGGAGGGGTGAAGCCGCCAGCCAGTTGCCTGACCACGGCTTTCTGCAAAGCCGACAACGACCGACTGCTACCGTGGGGGAGTTGGGCAGTCATGCCATCAAATATAACACCCTCGCGCGTTTATGTCAAGGTGCTGACCCCGTTTGGATTTTCCCGCGAAAAATTTCCCCAAAAATTTCTGGGAATTGGGTCCCATCTGGTAGAGGGTGGTATTACACCCATATATGGTACCGCGATTCGCGAAGGGACTACTCCTATTCCTGACTCGCGACCTGCAATGATCCTCCCCCATTGACAGATCGCAATGGACCCCAACTAGGACAGCCCCATAGGGCAACTACCACTAGACGCTCTAGTTGCCCCGCTACGGCCTTAGGGCAGGGGGGAGGTCACCCAATAGCAAGGCAGGGGGGATATTGCGGGAGGCGGCAACGTGGGGCGCTGGCGGGGTATCAGGGGAGGCGGCACGGTGGGGCTGTTACATTCCTCCCAGTCGAATGTAACAGCGGGAGGCGGGGCAATGTCCGCTGGATGGCCTGGCCGAAATGCGGACATAGCAAAGGGGCCACCCCGTAGGATGGCCCCTTGCCCCGCTAGGTGGAGCGGTGAGACTACTTGCGTGCTTCAAGCAGGAAGCACCCGCCGAAAACATATTGCCCCGTCATACCGTCAATGGCGATAGTCTCGCCACCCTTGAAGGCATTGCAAGCGAGCTTGTAGGTCCGGCCATCCTTCGCCACGTGATTGCCGTTGCCGGGGACGAAATAGAAGGCAATCCGTTCGGAGCCGTCTTCCATTGCCACGAGTTCGGCGCGATCAAAAGAGCCGCGTTCCGGCGAGCCGGGAAGCG